ATATAATTAAAAAATGTATTGATTTTTTCTTATTTTTCCTTAAATTTTTTATAATTTAACCACTTTGCTGGAGAATATATTAAATAAATATTGAGAAATGTGAAGACTTTTTTTTAAAAATTTGAATATAATTTCAAAATATTGTATTTTATTCTTTTTGTTTTAAACTTTTTCCCTTAATTCTTGAGTTTTTATAGGTTTATTACATATTATATATGGAAAGAAGGAATGATTCTTATGAGAAATACAAAATGTAGATTCTGTTCAAAGATATTCAATAATAAACAGAAATACTGTAATCATGTTGCAGAAGCACACAATGACCAAGTTCCAGAAGGTTGTGAACCTTTGGAATTTGCATATTCATTATTGGTGCATAAACCAATGGGAAGATTGTGTGTTATGTGCAAACAGAAACCAGTTAAGTTCAATGAGAGCTCGTTGAAATATGACAGGTTCTGTTCAAATCCCGCATGTAAAGAAGCATATGTAAAGATGATGAAAGAACGTATGGTGAAAGTTTATGGTAAGGAACACTTACTCAATGAAGCTTCCCAACAGCGTAAGATGTTATATAATCATCATGATGCAAAAGATTATATCTGGGATGAGAAACATAAGTTCAGAATCATCGGTTCATATGAAGCTGATTTCTTGGATAAGTTGAAATCTTTGGGATGGTCTCCGGATGATATCATCTGTCCTTCTCCCCAGGATTTCTGGTATAAATGGGAAGATGGTACTCAGCATTTATACATTCCAGATTTCTTCTTACCCAGTTTGAACTTACATGTTGAGATAAAGCAGGGTGGATTCAATGATTCTTATATGGAACATAATCGTGATATTGAGCATAGAAAAGATGCAATGATGGAATATGAATGTGGTAAGAGTGGTCAGCACTATATAAAGATAATGGATAAGAAGTATGATGAATTCATCAATGACTATGTGAAGACTGATAACAATCGTCCAGAATAAAGAGGTGATCAAATATGTTAGATACGAAAGGAATCAAACTATCTGAAGTAGATAGAAAGTATCCACGTATATTCCAGAAGCTTGGATATGATGTATTACTGGATACAGATTCAATGTATAAGCCCAAAGTGATATCTACATTCGAGATGTGCATAAACACAATTCTCACGTTGTTGTTTATGAAACCGGGTCAGTATCCATCACTACCTGAGATAGGTATCGATATAGAATCATACTTAATGGAATATGCAGATGATCCAAGTATTCCCCAGACTATCAAAGACAAGTTGGCTGAACAGTGTAATCGTTTAAGTATATCCGGTATAACTGTAGACTGTTACTTTGATAAAACTTCAGAAGGTATCGATGCTTTGGTTGTCGAAGTAACGGGTGATGCTCAAACAACATTCGGTGCAGATACCAATAAAGCATTAATCGGTATCTCGTATAATAAACTCAACGAGTTATATTTACACAAAGCATACTTATAATAGAAAGGAGATTGATAATATATGAATGAACGTCGTAAGAAAGTTCAAGATATGATTGATGGAGTTTTAAAAGCTTTGGATCCTTCTGGGATAAATGCTCAGAAGTATCGTAATAAATTCCAAACAATGAATGATGCGGAATTCGATAAGTATATTAAAGAATTCTTGAATGATGACAAATCACAAATCAGATGTGATATCGAAGAATTCGGCGATAACAGTCGAAAGATAATGTGGGAGAATGTTGAGAAAGCTGCAAAGGTTATCGATGTGAAGCTGTTCGAATACATCTATATGCCCCATTTATCGTCGAACCCAGACCGACCGGTAAGATCGAGACAACCTGTATTGGTTGGATATATCAACATTAAACGCCCCCAGCAATTGGTAACCAAAAAGACCGGATTGATTCTGGATGATACGGATACTGATGTTATGACTGGTGAAGCTAAAGGTGATTCCAAGGGTGGTACTATGACCGGCATGGAGAACGAACTTCTTGCGGGTGTTGGTGCAAATACTGTACTATCCGAAATCATCGGTGCTCGTGGTGATAATGTTACTGAATACCAAGCAATGACTGCAGAGATAGCTGAGAAAGGCGCAGTATCTTTGTCAGACATCAAGACAGGTGTGTTCGATAAACCAACACTGTTGCAGGCGGATCTGTTCTTATCTGCTATGGGAATAAAAACTGATTTGATATCAGAATCCTATTATGCAATAAACAAGATTCGAAATGCAATGAATAATGAAAAATAATTATGAAATGAGGTTTTAAAAATGAAAGTAAATGTTTTAGGTAAAGGCTTAATCCCTGGACTCAAGGCTATCGCTCCCATCAAGAATGTAGAAGCAACTCAGGAGCAGGTTGCAAAGATCATCAAGATACGTACTCTCAAGGTATTCGTTGCTGATGATACTCTTACTCAGATTACTCTCGATAACATCGATGCTATCTTCAATCCCGGTGTTGCTTTGGCTGAAGAAGCTCTGAAGGAAGAGGCTGCTAAGAAGGAAGAGGCAAAGAAGACTGTTAAGAAGTCGAAGAAGGAATCCAAGGCTGAGGAAGTTATCGAGAAAGCCATCGAGAACGACATTCCCGTTGAGGTTGAGACTCCCGTTGAGGAGGCTGTTGCAGAGGAACCTGTTGAGAAAACTCCCGTAGAGGAAGTTGCAATTGAAGAGCCTGCAAATGAAGAAGCTCCTGCAGATGAGACAATTGCAGATGTAACTGTTGAGACAGTAGAAGAGGATTCTGCAGAGGAAGAGGAAGCTCCCAAGTCATACTCAAAGAAGAATAAGAAGAACAGAAACAAGTAATCTTTTTTCTTATGATACATCAATAAGAAAGGAGATGTGTAAACTTGTTTAATCTGTTTCAAGAGCAATTCTTATTGACAGAGGAAGAGTGTATCGATTTGATATACGAATCTGATGAATTTGTCAAATCAGATATTCTTCGTGAGTTTATGAATAACATTGATGAATGTTTACAGAAAGCTGATTGTCGTAATTCATATATTCAATACGGTGATACTTTCTTAAATGATAACTCTGATATGTTATCAAAGAAATATCCCGCAGGCAAAGTTAAATGGCCTATCAAATACATTGATGATTGTTTGGCTTTGTTTGGATATACGAATGCTTCATTAAAGAAGATATTGATTGCAATATCCAAAGAAGTATCAGCGGTAAACAACTTCAAAACATTCACCGAAGTTCCAATAAATACTCTGCATGCAATGGTTATGTTGCATGCAGAGAAACTTGGATATCATAAACTGAAAGAATCTGCAAAACAACAACTTGGAATGTCGATATATTCATTGATGTTCAACAAGTATTTTGCAAAGAAAGTAATATTCAATGAGAAGTGTATGGAGTATACTTACATGCATCTCTCGAATAAATATGATATCAAACATTCTGAATCTGTAATAGATTGGATTCTTGGTATTGTTCAATCTTGTTATGAAGCATACTGGAGGAAGTTGTTATTGACTCCAACTCCAAAGTTGATAGTTGATTTCATGAATCGTTTACGTAATTCATTCAACCAAACAATGTGTTGGTTGGCTTCCAAGTATTACGAGAATATCGAGAATAAAAACTACATGACAGATGAAGATACTTCGGGCAATGGAGATCAAACTGAATTGACCGGAAACTTATCCAAAGTCAGATCTGATTTAATCGGATTACTGAAGAATGGTGATGAGTTATACGCCAAAGAGAATTCCAATCTGTATTCAGCTATATCTGATATGCGTCATGTCAAGAAGGCTGAACTGTATCGATACTCTCAATTGGTGAAATATTCCGATTTGGGAAATATCATCGATAAAATCTTTTATGTGTTTATCATCCAAGAAGGCAATTCTTTATCTGATATAAATAGCACCAAGTTTATATCCAGAATAAAGACGATGCCTTCGGCGGTTGATAGATGTATATCTGGGGAACCAGTCATCATTCCTCTTCGTAGAAAGTATGGATATGATGGCGAGATAGTTAAAGCACATATCTGTTTGATGTGTGTTTACATTATGCAAAGAATCAACAAAGTTAAGAAATAAGAAGAAAGGTGGTAAAGCATGATATGAATTCAAGTTTATTAAATTCATTAATAGATGACAATGATGAAGAAATCGTTGAAGCTGATGTAAATACATCTGACCCGAATTCTACCGGCACTCATGATGTTGGTATGAATGCATCGACAGACTCATTGAATTCTGCATTAAGTAAAGCAAAAGCAGTTACATCTACACCTACTCCAACGGCAAAGATCGGTGAATCGGAA